GCAGACCTTACCAATGCAGTGGCACTAGAAGCCAATCTGCGTCCTGAAGAAGTCAACTGGAATGTAACCTAATGGCTAAACAACTTCAAAGTATTGCCATCCAAGCACCGGGCTTCTTTGGGTTAAACACTCAAGACTCTCCTACGTCCTTGTCTGAACAGTTTGCACTCGTAGCTGATAACTGTGTTATTGACCAATTTGGTCGTATTGGTGCTCGTAAGGGTTGGGCGTACTTAACAGAAACTAACCCAGACGACATTGTACACATCAGTGAATTTATTGATGATGACGGTACGACAGAAGTGATTAGTGCTTCTGCTACTGCAATATACAAAGGAACCACAACGCTTACTGATATTACACCCGCAAGTTACACCGTTAGTGATGGTAATTTTGATAGTGCCAACCTTAACGGAGTAATTTATCTATTTAGAGAGGGGTCTGATCCAGTATACTATGATGGTACAACGTGTGATGAAGTGTCTGCTCATGCAGACTATAGCGGCACGGTTCCTTCTGGTGATATTGTTCAGTCTGGCTTTGGTAGACTCTGGGTTGCCAAAACGTCAAGCGATAACACCACGGTATATTGGTCAGACCTACTCACTGGATTCAAGTGGGACACTGGTAGCTCTGGATCTATTGACGTATCTAAAGTATGGCCTAACGGGAATGATGAGATAACAGCACTCAAGGTGCATAACAACTTCCTTATCATCTTTGGTAAAACACAAATCCTTGTCTACAGCGGTGCTGATGATCCTGCAACAATGCAATTGTCAGACACTGTAGTGGGTATTGGTTGTATTGCTCGTGACAGTGTGCAAGTGACAGGTAAGGATGTTATTTTCTTGTCTGACGACGGGCTACAGAGTCTAGGACGTACCATTCAAGAGAAGTCTGCACCGATGCGTGACCTGTCTAAGAATGTACGGACAGAGATGATGTCACTTGTGTTAAGTGAAACAGGAAGCATCTTCTCCGTGTATTCTCCTGAAGAAGCATTCTATCTCTTGCACCTGCCAGACAACGGTGTCACGTATTGTTTTGATATGCGTAGTCCGTTAGAGGACGGTAGTGCAAGGGCAACACGTTGGAACACTATCACCCCTCAGGCTCTCTGTAGGCTCCGTGACGGGACGTTATTGCTTGGTAAGGGTCAAGGTATTGCAGACTACGAAGGCTTTGCTGACAATGGCTCTACGTACATCATGTCGTACTTTACCAACTATATTGACTTTGGTGCTCCGTCTAACCTGAAGCTACTGAAGAACTTGAAGATAACAATTATTGGTGGTAGTGACACTCAGGCAACACTCAACTGGGGCTACGACTACTCATTTGGTTATCGTAAGAAAACATTTACGCTTGCCGAACAAATCATTGCTGAGTACAACATAGCAGAGTATAACATCGGTGAGTTTAACGCAGGTGTCTTGGTAAACCGTCCATCAGTACAAGCATCAGGTGGTGGTCAAGTAGTACAACTTGGTATTGAATCAGAAATCAACGGATCAGCAGTGTCTATTCAGAGACTCACTGCACAGGCTATTATTGGAAGGACTATCTAATGTCAAACTATACTAAGACAACCAACTTTGCTGTCAAGGATAACTTGGCATCTGGTAATGCGGCAAAGATCATCAAAGGCACTGAGATTGACTCAGAGTTTAACAACATTGCTACAGCCGTGGCAACTAAATCAAACACAGCAGACCCTACATTCACAGGGACTGTAACAATACCAACGCTATCTGTCTCAGGTACTGCGACTATTGGTACGATTGACGGAGGAACATACTAATGGCATTAACCGATTATACAGGGCTGCTCACGGGAGTGGGTGAGATCGGCACTGCTGTTTTACCTTACGTATTATCAGAGGGCGAGATAGGAGAGCTACGTAACTTAGGTACTACATCCCAAGCACAGGCACAAACTATTGCTGAACAGGCTTCGGGGGCTGCTGCTTTTCAGCCTTTTGCGGTGAAGACTGCAACGGGAGGTGGAACTACTATCCAAGCCCCTACAGAACCCGGTGGGCTTCCTACGTTACAATACCAACTATCGCCTGAAGAGCAAGCATTACAGACCTCTTTATTATCAGGAGCTACCTCTGTAGCAGGGGCAGGGCCTACAACTGCTTCTAGTTTATATGAGCAAATACGTGGGCTACAAACACCTGAAGAGCAGCGTCAAGCTTTAGCGTTAGAGAATCGTTTAGCCGCACAAGGACGCTTAGGTGTACAAACAGCAGCTTACGGCGGTACACCAGAACAACTGGCGTATCAGAAGGCTGTACAAGAAGCACAAAACCAAGCAGCATTCCAAGCAGCACAGATGGCTCCACAGTTACAACAGCAAAACATTGCTAACATCACTGGCATGTTGGGGGCTGCGTATTTACCGCAGCAGCAAGCAATGGCGGGATTAATGCCTGCTATAGACATCTCCCGTATTTCTCAGGCGGCTCGTCAAGGGCAGGCAGAAGCATTGTACCGTGGCGGTATTGCAGGTCTTGAAGCTCAAGCAGCAGCAGGAACAGCCGCAGCTAATGTGGAAGCAGCAAGGACTCAGGCATTAGCTAACGCATTGTCGGGTATGTTTGCAAGACCTGATAGTGGCGGTGCTTCTGGAGGTGAAAGCTTCATTAGTAATTTATTAGGATACTTTGAACCTGCTACAACATTCTTAGATAGTTCAGGAATTACAGGCACTATATCAGATAATGGTATGTTGACTTCCGACAATTTAACAGATACCGATAGGTATTCCCCATTTTAAGGAGTAGACAATGGCATCAGAAACTACATTGATGGGGCTATTGAAGACTCCTTCACAGATCCGTAAAGAATCTCAAGAACGTCTTATGCAAGAATCTTTAGCACGTAGTCAGCAAATGATTTCAGGAGGGGGCACAACCGCCCTACCGGGCATTATTTCACGTTACGGTGCTCAAGCGGCACAACGAGGTGCTCAGGCAGGTGCAGGACTTTTACGTGGTGTTTCCGGCGGTGTGGGCTCTATGGTGGGTGGTGACTTAGGACGTAGCATTCAAGATTTAGGTGTCACTGCAGAGGAGCGACAGGCACGAGAAGGACAAGAAGTCCTTGCAGGAATAAAAGGGGATGATCCTGCATCTATAAAATCTGCAGCGCAACGTTTACGTCAATTAGGGCTTACGGGGGAAGCTGCTGCCTTAGACCAAAGAGCAAACCAATTAGAAGTACAACAGACAGAAATTGGATTTAAGAAGAAAGAGCAGGCCAGAGCAGACGAAAGAATCAACCTTGAAAAGGAACGTCTTACTTTAGCGAAAGAACAAGCAGCCACTGCAAAAGAAAAAGCAGAGCTAGATAAACAGCTCACTCAACTTAATATCAATCAAAATTCATTTAAGATGAACCAACTCCTCTCAGCCCAAAATGATAGAGAGCTTTTAAAAACTAAAATATCTGAGATGCTTCCTACAATTGATGATTCCGTTATGTCTTCAGAGTTAAAGGAGACAGTGGCTATGCTATCGCCTGAAGAGGGATTTAACTTTATTTCAAAAGCCTTAGCTGAGGATAAGAAAAAAGCACAGAAGACTCAGCTTATGAACACTATCACAAATGTCCTCAGACCTTCTCAAAACGTAGAAGGGAGCGTAGCAGTAGATGATAGTATTGAAGCTACTAACAACCGCTACAACGCTGCTATTAAACTAGCAGAGCAAGCAGGAGATACCACAACAGCGCAGATGCTTAAGGACGAACGTAAAGTTCTTGTAGATGAAAAGGGAAAGGTACGTGACATTGAAGAGTCAAGACGTAAAGATTTCCGCAATGACGCTACAGCAAAAGTGCAACGAAAAGTTATAGAAGAATCTAAAAAGGGATTGGCTTTCTTAGAATCTGGAACAGGTGCAGGCGATGTTGCAGGTATTATTCAGTTTATGAAAGGTCTTGATCCAAACTCTGTTGTACGTGAATCAGAATTTGCTGTAGCTAGTAGTATTGGTAGTTACTTTGAGACATTTAAAGGGGCGTTTAAAAAATATACAGCAGGGGATCGCTTAACAGACTCTCAGAGAGACGCTCTTGCAGATGTCCTTGTGATTGCCTCTCAATCTGCCGCCCAAGATTATAACTCTTGGAGGTCTAATGAAATGGCGGCCTTTTCAGGAAGGGGCTATGATGCGGAATACATTGTTGGCAATGCACTAACGGCTCCTAAATATACGAGTTCAGCAGAAACAAACGCAGAGCCTACACAAGAAGAAATGGCACGTGCAGGAGAAGGTTTCTAACAATGAAAAACTTAGAAAGTATTTTTAAGCAAATAGACCAAATGAAAGAAGCCGGAGAAGAGGCTGCTGAAGTGGGCCGTTTTGCTTATTCTACAGGTTATGACGTACCTGCATTACAAACTGCCTACAAAGACTACAAGGCCACAGGGGAAATCAATGAAGCGGGCGTAGGCACAGGACTTCTACAGGGTTTAACTTTTGGGTTTAGTGAAGAGATTGGAGGTGCTTTAGCGGAAGTAGGTTTAAATCCTTTTGCTGATGCAGGGGATGACTACGACTCTTACGTTAAAAAGCAACGGGCTAAATACAAACTCTTTCAACAAGAAAATCCAATACTATCCTCAGGTTCTGAAATCTTAGGTTCCCTTCCTACACTTATGTTACCCGGTGGAGCTATTGCCAAAACTGCACAGGCGTCTGGAAAGCTTGCTACAGTGGCTAAAGGAGCTGCTATCGCAGGTGGTGAAGGGGCTTTGTACGGAGCAGGTACGGCTGAAGGAGGTCTGCAGCAACGAGTGGAAGGAGCTTTACAAGAAGGAGCTATCAGTGCCGCTGTAGGCGGTCCTCTATCCTTGGTAGGTAGAGGTGTTTCTGGAGCTTCTAGGATGGCTAAAATGGCTCCTGAAGATAGAGCTGTAGCTCAAGTATCAGAACGTATTAGTAAGTTGTCTCCAGAAGCTCAAGAAGCTATTCAATCCCCATCCTTAATGCAGGAGGGTATGAGTATTGCTGACGCAGGAGGAGAAGAGCTTCAGCGGCAGTTAAGGGGGATTCGCACAGTAGATGCTGAAGCGGGTAAATTTATGAATGAGGTGTTGAGTGAAAGACATCTCAATCAGTTTGAAAGAATCACTTCTCAAGTTAATAAAGCATTTGAGACATCTCCAGAGCTTGTAAAGGCTATCAAGGGAGACATAGAAGATTTACAGAAGCTGTCTAGATCAGCCTATACTGAAGCCTACTTAAAACACGACGACTTAAAAAGTGGACAGATAGCGGGCATTGTGAAATCTGACAAGGACATGGGTAAGTTGTATGACCAAACTGTAAAGTTGATGGCGGATGAAGCAGCTTCTGATGGTAATGAGGAGCTTGCTAATGCTCTACGTCAATTAGATAAATCTAGTGCTCTAACAGATGAGTCAACAATCCCCCTTCGTGTACTAGACACAATGAAGAAGAATATGGATGAGTCAATCAACTCCTTTTATAGAGCACCCGGAGTTAATGCAGTATTTAAGCGGAAGACGTTAAAGAATAAACAAACAGAATTAATCAACTCTATAAACAAAGCCACTAACGATGACTACGGAAGACTTCGGAGTAACTTTGCTGAGTCCGCTAAGATAGAAGAAGCATTAGAGCTTGGTCGTAAGTTTGAGGATAAGAATATGGGGGTGTTAGAACTAAAAGAAACAGTCAACTCCTTTAGCCCCTTGGAGTCTAAAGCGTACACAGCAGGTGTTCTTCAATCTCTTTACAATAAAATTGATAAAACTCCTTATGGTCAAGACACCTTAAAAGCTCTTCTGAAATCCCCTCTCATGGAGAAGCAATTAAAAGCAATCTTCCCAAATGATAATTCTTGGAATCGCTTTAAAGCTGCTATGGTTAATGAAGCTAAAATGGCACGTACAAAGAATCTTGTAACGGGTGGTAGTAACACTGCGGATAAGTTAAAAGAGGCAGACTTAGAAGAAAGCTTGTTGGCTGACGCTGTAGTAATTATGGGTGATCCATCAGGGTTGTTATCTGGTAATGCCATCATGCGACAGATTCAGAAGTTTGCGGAAAACTTGTCAGCCCGTCTTAGGACCAGATCGTCTACACGTGGGCTACAGTCTAAAATACTTCTTGAAACAGATCCTAAGAAGAAGGCTGACTTACTTCAACAGATGCAAGAGGCTAAGGCTACCTTGGCAAAAGAAGCAGCAGGAGCTGAAGCTACAGGGATGTTGACAGGGCGTATAGCAGGACGTGCTGCAGCTATGGCGGGTGATGAGGAATAAAAAAGCCCCCGGTTAAGGGGGCAATGAGGGAATCGGTATTTAAGGGCGGCTAGCTAGCCACATTTCACGCTCATGGTCAAAGCGTTCTACAGCTTCTAATAAGCAGTCAAAGTGTGAATCTTCAAACTGCTTATGAGTAGGACGGCCAAAGTAATCCATGTAAACATCAGCATAGAGATAACCGATACGCCATACCTGCTTTTCAGACAAGCCAGAAGAAACATTATGGTGTTCCCAGTTAGCTTCCAAGTGATCTTTAGTAGCTTTAGCGATTTGAGCGTGTGTCATTAAAGGCATATCATTCTCCTTATGTTCAACTTTTGCAACGCCATCGTACATCTTTTCTTCCCAACCCTCAGTAATAACCTTGATGTCAGCGTGGCTAATTAAGCAAGCATCATAACGAGCCTTAGCTTTAAGGAACATATCATTGCAATGTCTAGTCCAACCACACGCAGGTTTGTACATAGGATTGTGACAAGCCTTGAGCCATTCATTCTTCCAAGAAACGTAGCAGTCCCATGCAGTTTTAGCTTTTTCAAATTCAGTCATTTCAATATCTCCAGTAGTTGATGGGTTCATCATAACCTTTTGAGTGACAGCGGCAATTATACTTTAGTCTAATACAGATAAAAAAAGCCCTCCGTAGAGGGCTGCAAAGCTCACTGGAGAGAGCTACTCAAGAAATCCCCATACATCCCCTATCATAATTTTAACAAAGGGGATGTTAAGGATATAACCATCAAAGAAATAAATAGTAGCATCTGCTACGTCCTCTTCTGGTGTGTGTCCGTACACAGGCTGAGCCTCAACAGACTCAATAGACAGTCCAAATACGTGCCAAAAGCTAACTTGCACTACCATCCAAAATCTCCCACCATCCCGTATGAATTGTAATCTGTCACTCTTTTCTCAAAGAAGTTGCTAAGACTACTTCCTCCCAAAAGCTCCTCCATCCACGGTAGGGGATTTTCTTTGACTTTCCAATTTGACTTGAGGCCCAACTGGATGAGCCGCCTATCGGCCAAGTATCGGATATATTGCTTAACTTCCTCTGCCGACAAACCTTCCAAGTCACCCATCTCATATGCCAAATCAATAACTTTGTCTTCAAGTTTGACCGCAGTGCGGAACATCTCGTATATTTCTTTCTTAAAATCATCATTCACAATCCGTGGGTGTTCGTCACAAAACTCCCTAAATAACTTAGCCATGCCTTCAGCGTGTTGGCTCTCATCACGTACAGACCACTCCACCACTGTACACATCCCCGGCATCTTACCGAATCTCTGGTAGTTGAGTAGCATAGCGAATGCACTGAACAGGCTCATGCCTTCATTCATCACAGATCGTGCGATAGAGAGTCCTGTACCACGTACACTGTTTACGTCAATATCGGACATGAACTCCACTTTTGCAGACATTTGCTGATACTCAAGGAATGTACTGAACTCTTCCTCAGGAAGTCCTAAGGTGTCATTCAAGAGAGCGTAGGCCCTTTGGTGAATAAACTCACGAGAAGCAAAAGCCGTAAGCATTGCTCTAATCTCATTATTCTTAAACTTAGGAATGTAATACTCTAAGTAGTTTGTACCAACGGCAACATCGCTCTGAGTAAACAGTCTCAGAATCTGTGTAATATGGTTCTTCTCAGTTTCTGAAAGAACACCAGACTTCCAATGATTAACATCTGTTTGTAATTCAAGTTCATCTTCAATCCAATGAATCCTTTCATGGCTAACTGCATACTCAACAGCCCAAGGATGATGGAATGGCTTATAACTTTTGTTCGTTTCCAGTAAGCTCATATAGTTGTTTCTCCAGAATTTCTACTTTGATTTGCAATTCTTGAATAATTCCATAGCAATCATTCAATATTTGTTTATTAAACGGATCAGAGTCTTTAATCAATTCCAATCGCTTAATGATTGTTTTGTCATATATTGATAAGGGGCTTTTCATTAGTATTCCCCTGAAGTGCCGTGCCTATCGTAGTAGGCTTTAGCTAATTTATTATACACCTCCTCAGCCTCCTGACGAGACTTTATTTTGTCTGCTGCATCTTGCTTTATTATTTCCATGAAGATAGGTCTGAAACGCACTGAAGCTGTATTTATCATCAGTGTATTACATATGGCTAAGTATTTCTCTTTAATTGTTACGTCCATTAGAGTTCTCCAGTATTCTAAGCTCCAACTCTAAACTAATTATCTTAGCGTGTAAATCCCTAGCCTTGTCCCACTTCCTCTTGCACTGAGCCTTCAGTAGCTTCAGCCAAGTCTTCTTTAGTTTCAGATGTAAACCCATACTCCTTGTTCTCCTCATCTACAGCCATCTCAAGCAACCGCCTAAGCCCCACCTCAACTAGAAGTCTGGTAGCGTCCTTGTCTGTATCGACAACCAATGTGGCAGAGCCATCTTCATGCTCTACGTAGTCTGTGACGTTAATTGTTCCTGCTTTTTTCATGAGTCATTATCCTCAGTATGCTGAGTATTTTGTAACCACTCCTTGTATTCAGAAGGAACCATATAATACTCTAACACAGTCTGTAAGGCTGTCATAGTCTCTTCATCATCATACTCACGACACAGGTCATATGATATCATTAAATCCTTTACAACAATGTCGGTGAGAGTATCTTGAGATAATTCAATCTTCATATGTTCTCCCTAGCCTTGACAACTCAAACAGACATCATCGTCTAGAAAGTCCTTCAGCGCATTACGTTCTACTTGCATCCCAACCTTCTCTGCTGTAACGCCCGAAGTGGTGCGTAGGTAATATAGTCCTTTAAGGCCTTCTTTCCAAGCCTTGAGATGGACATGATTAACGACAGCCGCATACGAGCCCGATGGGAAGAATACGTTGACGCTCTGTCCTTGGCAGATAAACTCTTGTCGCATGGAGGCGTGTTCCACAACCCAGTTCTGGTCAATTTCAAACGCTGTCTTAAACGTATCTCTCTCACTGTCGGATAACCACTCCAAGTGCTGTACAGAGCCTTCATTCTCAATAATGCTTTTCCATGTGGCTTTCGTGTTCTTACCGTGCTCATCTAACACTGCCTCCAAGTACGGATTACGAATCGTATGAGATCCGGCCCTCGTCCGATGCACGTAGCAATTACTAATGCGAGGCTCAATAGAGGCAGAGCAACCGCATAAGATGCTACTGTTAGCGTTAGGAGCAATAGCCAGAAGATGCATATTTCTAACACCCGTACCCCTTCCATCAGGACATTCACCACGCTCAATAGCCAACTGGTATGTTGCGTACTGAGCTTGTTGTTTAATGTCTTGGAAGATTTTGTAGTTTTCACCAGTAGCCTGCCATGATTCCCAAGCTATGCCTTTGCCTTGGAGGTATCCGTGCCACCCCATTGCTCCAAGACCGACTGAACGCTCTCTATATGCTGAGTAGACAGCTTTTCCAAGTTCTTCTGGTGCGTTGTCAATAAAGTATTGAATGATGTTGTCCAAGAATCGGATAAGGTCCCCAACCATTCCGCTTGTTCGCCACTCATCGTATGCTTCAAGGTTGACTGAGGAGAGGCAGCAGACTGCTGTGCGTTCTTCATTTGTAGCGAGATGGATTTCATTGCAGAGGTTGCTACCGTTAATTGACAATCCAAGTTTCTTTTGAGCTTCCGGCATAGCTCGTCTGGCTGTGTCGATAAAGTTAAGGTAAGGGCTGCCAGTTCTGAAGCGAGCTTCCAATATTCGCTCCCAAAGTCCTTGAGCTTCAACTGTATCTCTAACAATTCCTGTATTTGGGTCGATGAGATTCCATTGCTTTCCATTGATTACGGCCTCCATATATTCATCGGTGATGTTTACAGCGTTAAACAAGTTGTAGTTTTTGCGATTGATGTCGCCACCAGTAGGTACTTTAAACGATATAAATTCTTCAATGTCAGGATGGCTTACGTCTAGGTAGGCGGCGTAGCTTCCCTTCCGTGTCTTCCCCTGTTTGTACGCAGTCATCTGACTGTCCACTACTTTCATGAACGGTATCGGACCGGGAGACTTGTCGCTGATACCTCTCACGTCCCCCCAGTGACCACCCACACCGCCGCCCTTTACGGAAAGCCATGCTACCTCAGAGTTATGCTCAATAAGGCTATCAAGACTGTCACCCACGTAAGTAAGGAAACAACTAATAGGCAAGCCCCTATTGCCTCTGCCATGTTCAGGTGCGTTCGACAACACAGGCGACGCAAACATAAACCAACCTTTTGAAGAATAGTCGTAAATCCTCTGTGCAAGGTCGAGGTCATCAGCGCAATAGGCCACTGCAGCACGAGCAAAAGCCTGTTGAGGGCTTGTTTCATGCTCAAGCATATAGTATTCAGACATAAGCGTAAGGGCTTGGTCACTAAGGCGAGAGTCTCTTTCATAGTCAATCGTTATCCCAAGGTGTTGGCTCATCAAATTCTCCAGAAAGGCTTGAGTAATTGTTTTCAATAAGATCAGCGCAGCGATCAACGATGTCAGAAGAGGTAAGTTCTAGTAACTCTAGAAGTGTCACCTCTTCCAATTGTTTCAGCTTTTGTTTAAGTTCTTCAAGCGTTATCATTGGTTGTGCGAACCTACTATTATACTACAGTTTCTTGAAATTGTCAACACTGAGTTTACGCATACGATGCCTTAAACGATCAATATAGAACTTAGATTTTGCAATATCTTCTAAACCGTTCTTAAACGGTGCTCTAATTAGATACTCTAAAGCCCTGTCCCAGTCTGAGTAATCTAGATGGGTCATGGAGGTAGTAGCTCCTATCTTAGATGCTAAAGCCTCTCTGATATCCATAACCTCCAACCCGTTTGGAAACTTGTCACAGTCTGTGTAGAGGATGTAATGCTTTGGAGAGTTTACATTATCAGTCATTGTTGTTCTTTCCCTTGTAGTAGATGCCCATGTCACCTTCAAGGTCAAAAGAATAACCCCATGCGGCTTCAATCTGTTTAACCACATCACTTACCACTTCAGACCAATGCACCTCATAATCATATTCACAACGAATAATCTGCTCTTTGCCATGCCCACGGAGTTCAAAGGTCATGCAAATATTGTCTTCATCGTCAAATGGATTCATTTCTTCCTTTCCTCTTTTGTCTTAACATCATGGCAAGCCTTACATAACACTTGAAGATTATCTTCTTCACAGAACAATGTCTTCACAAACATAGGCAGATCTTTGTAATCCTTCAAAGTACCTGCGGGTTTGATGTGGTCAACGTTCACCTCCGTAGACTTGTAGAGGCTGTTACAGCTTGCACATTCATACACCCATTTAGTGCGCTTATCCTTACCGCTGTAGGGCTTTTTTGCTTTGTCCATCACTTGATAACGGACAGGGTACTTAGTCCAAGCCCTGCGTAGTGCGGAGCGAATAAAACTAAAGTACCTTGCCGTTGTCCAAGTGTTTCCGGCTTTGTTCTTAACGCCTCTGGTCAAACCACTGCTTCCATAGGAGGTTTGAACTCATCCTGAGTGCTGCGTAACATATACAATAAGCGGCCATTCTCCATAGCCCTGTCATTACCTAGCTTCTCTACAACAACCTCCCACATTTCAGATTCGGTTTTCCCTTCCAAAAGTTTTAAAGCTTTCTTAGGACCGATACCTTTAACACCTTTGATATTATCTACAGTGTCTCCTGTAAGGAACTGCATATAGAAATTAAGAAGTCCTTGTTCTTCAGAGATGTGGTATAAATTGCTCTTGACAAAGTTGTAGTGCCATCCCGGTACTTGATCTAAGTCTTTATCAAGGGACACAATCACTCCCTTTTCTCCTAACTCCGTAGCCTCAATAGCTACAGCGTCATCTGCTTCCATGCCATTCCAGATAACAGCCTCCCAAGAATGACAGAGGTAATCTCTCAACGCTTGGTAATGCACCGGACGTTGGTTGTTTTTGCGATTACCTTTGTACTCTTGTGTAATTGCTACATCATCTCTGAAGTTACCTTTACCCGTTAAGTGAAGACTCCAAGTCTTACATTGCGGAAGGTCAAACAACAGCAGCTCTTCTAAGAAACCCGCCATCGTCCTGACAGCGGTTTCCTCAGTCTCTTCATTGGACGCAAACCCTATACGATATACTAAGATGTCACTATCTATAATCGCATGGGTAAACTTCATTACAGGCTCTCTTCTTCTACGTCTTCTAAAAGTTCATCAATAGAATTTTCAGCTTCGTATTTAATGAGATCCGTAATCACCATCTTAACCATTGTAGGGAAACGCCCATAGGAGTTCTCGTAATAGCTCATCATAGCACGTGCTTTAGAACCATTACCTACTTCATCCCCTTCTACAGGGCTTCCGTCTGTGAAATATACCTGCATAGGTAGTTTAGATTTACAATGGATAAACTTACCCTTGTCATCTTTGAAGTTTACCTTGAGTCCAAGGTCTTCAAGTGCCTTGACAGAATCCGCATCCAAGTTTGTTAGGTCTACGTGATACATATCGTCAGCATACTTTCCTGTTGTGCGAGGCTTTACCAGATTGCCTGCCCACATAATTTCTGCTTCAATCTTTACCGATGGGTTTTTAGCCATAAGTCATTCTCCTTAGTTGGTGACTTAAATAGTATATTACATTGTGATACAATTGTCAATGTGTCTCATACCAGTTATGCCCTATCTTTGATTCAGCTTCTATCGGGCATAAGAAGCCTAAGGTGTTCCCTGCTTTGAGAGCAGAAGACACCATAATATCTGCTACTTCTTGACTGAATCTCTCCTCCGTTTCTATCTGTATTTCATCATGTACAAAGGCTACTTGCTTGACAGGTATGCGACGTTTCTTAAACGTTTGATGTGCCTCCACACACCACTGCTTAGCTATAATAGCCCCACAACCTTGTAGAAGTGAATTAAGTGCAGCGTAGTCGTTTCTTACAAAGATGCGTCTACCGTCCAAACCAATAACATATCCTTGGTCTGCTTCCGCCCTCACTCTATCCATTAAATCTTTTAAGCTAGGGGTGTTGTCAAAGAATCTTGTTAATATTTCTTGACCTTCCCTAGCTCCGCCTCCAACAATGCTACCAACCTTCGCAGGACCTGCTCCATAAAGAACCGCATACTGCATAGTCTTTGCCTGTGCTCTAGTTTCTAGCCCTGCAGCTTGTTGGTTCTTCGTATGAATGTCCCCGTTAAGGAGTTCCTTTGTCCATTCTGCATCGGCCATATAATGAGCAAGACAGCGTAGCTCAATACCAGACAGATCACTACCGACTAAACAATTACCTTTGTCAACAGTAAACAAACTACGGCAGTCAATTCCATAAGGTTTAGATACAGAAGGTACTTGTCCTAAGTTGGGATTGCGATGAGCCATACGCCCTGTAATGGTTCCTATGGTGATGATTCCTCCATGAATACGATCTTCAGATGTTGCGTTCTTTAACCAACTATCTAACAGACCTACACGTTTTTGAATCATTAAGTATTCACCAATGAGCTGAGCCTCTTCCATCTCAATCCCTGATAGGATCGTTTCATCTACCTTCGGCTGCCCAGTTTCTGTAAATTGTTTGGGCTTCCATCCTAGACCCTGTAGACGTTCAGAGATCTGCTGACGACTTCCGGGATTAAACACTGTCACCTTGTCCTTTAAACGTTTCCCTGTCTTCTCAGACCAACGCTCTTCAACAATAGGCGAAAACACTTCCTGCATTTGATCTTCAATAGTTGCCATTCTGTCAACAAGTTTAGCGTGTAATATTTCCGCTTCAGCACTATTAAATTTAAAGCCGTTACGCTCTTGTTTAGCACATATAATCGCCACTTGATGCTCAAGATCAATAGCTTTCTCAGGCTGCTTCCATTCTGCGAGGCGTTTTGTAAGTATAGAATAGAGTCGCACTGTGACTGCAACGTCCTTCTTGCAGTATGTAAGCATCTCATCTGTCAAGCCTCCATCATAATCATCAAAGTCTAATTTATGTTCGCTAAGTTCTATACCCCAACTCCTAAGACTGTGGCCTCCTTCACGGACAGGGTTTAGAAGTCGGGAAAGCACTAACGTATCGACAGCTTTAGATGCAGGAACAGCAACGCCCCACAGCTCAGATAATTTAGGGCCATCAAATCCAATGATGTTATGTCCTATAATCTTGTCATAGCTTTTAAACAGATCACTTAAGCCTTCGGAGGAAGTGTACACCCACACCTCACCTGACGTAACGTCTTGACAGACACAACACCAGATATGGTTTAGTGCGCTGTTTGTTTCTATGTCAATTACGAGTTGTTTCATGCTTTTCCAAATACTCAACGGCTTTCCTTACACGATCAACATTATCGTTGAAAGCTCCCAAGCCTACATTGCAATGATGACATACCCAACCCCTAAATGTTTCAGTCGTGTGGCAGTGATCTAGCACCCAGTTTTGCAGCCTAGTCTGTCCATGCTGCGCTATCTCTTCTAACTCACGTTGGCATATAGGGCAATTGTAATTATCATTAGGATAAGGATGTGCTTCACGTAGTTCTTTAATCAATCTTGACTGATTCCTAGCACAACTTCTGCACTTCCTTTTGATTTCACCTGAAGCCATCTGTTGAAACTGCTCCGTTGGCTGAACAACACCACAGTTTTTACACATGATACCATCCTCAAACTTAGGCACTTCTAAGTCAAATAGCTCCTTCTGCTTCAAATGAGGTCCTCGTTCAGTTCTCTCATACGTCCTGTGTCGTGATTATAAAGCAATGCACAGGCTTTACCAGTGATACCACTGAAGCGATTCTTCAACACCCTGATGTAAGTGGTGTTACGTTCACTGTCATCGTCATGCTGTCCGTTACGCTCCAAGCCTATGACGATATTGCTGAGGTGTGCAATAGAACCTGTCCCTCTAAGTTGGGCTAAAGAGGTGACAGCACCTTCCTCATGCCCTTTACCTTCAGGACGTTTGAGATGTGATACAGCAATCAAGGCTATGCCTGTCTCCTGTACAACTTCTACAAGCTCGTGCATTAAGTGGTCTAAGGCGTGACGTTCATTATCCTTCTCCTTACCAACAACGATAGATACGTGGTCAAGGAAAATGTACTCACACTGAGCCACCTTAGCCATGTAACGTATTGTTGAGATGATGGAGTCAACATCTGACGCACCGTAGTGATCAAACATATAAAACCTATCAGTGCCTAATGTAGCGTCGTAGGCTTTCTTCTTCTCAGCTTCAGTGTGCTCTGTGTCAGGTAAGTGTAATGGCTTATTGGCTGCAATAGACATTAAGGATAAGCCTGTATTACGTGTAGGCTCTTCCATAAACAACAGCCCGATATTGGACTCTGTACTCTGCAGTACATGATAGATGATCTCTCTGAGGAACTGGCTCTTACCTAAGCCAGAGCCTGCTGTCACCATTACCATCTCACCTTTACGGATGCCATAAGAAAGCTTGTTTAGGCCCTCATACGGATAATAACAGTCTGCCTTGTTCAAGGGCTTCATCACATCATCATATAACGTAGAGCCTGCTACAACACCCTTCGGTGTCCAACGGGATGCCCTAAAGAAGTTGGTGGTAAATGTCTCACGCTCGTTAGAGCTTAAATAATCACAAGCATCTTTAAGATTGGCAGGATGATGCATTATATGTGCTTTGTGGCTGAAGATCTCTGCACATCGTTCTTGGGCTGCATGGCCTGCTTCGTCGTTGTCAAAGCAGAACACCACCTTCTTAAACGTATCTAGATACTTGAAGTTGTGCTCAATGTCTTTGACTGCCGACTGCGCTCCAGACCTCACAGAGACTACGGCTTTACGCCCTCCTAGCATTTGATGTGCAGCTAAAGCATCTAGCTCACCTTCAACAATCAGGATTTCGTGCTGCCCTCCTGAGAACCTGCTCTGACCAAACAATTCCTTATCTGCACTGAAGACACCCTCAATCGTAAACTCCTTCTTCCCAGACTTACGTATCTTGTTGGCTGTAGCATATGGGAACACGAGGTCATCGCCTCTATATCCAACACCATAATGCTTACAGGTGGCGGCATTGATCTTACGCTCTGCAATATCCTTGAATGATAGCCCCTCAGAGCCACTGTAAGGCCCTGTATCAGACGATCTCATAGGAAGGGATACAACGGTATTATTTCGTGTATCTCCTACGGCTACAGCGTTGCTTTGTTCAATCTTCTCTGGAGGGATGTTGCGTCCACAACTAAAGCACTTCCCCCATCCCTTATCATCTATACTCATTGCATCACTGCTGTCACAGACGACACAAGGTAAATGTTGCTCTACGAAGGCCATTACTGGTTGTCTCCTAGTTTGTTGATAGACTTGACAAGTAGGTCTAAGTCCTTTTCCTCTACATATTCACATAGCTTGCTTAAGTATTCGTACAAGCCCCAACTACGAATGTATTCAGCATTAATACACATTGCTGTGTGCAATGCAATCTCTTGAGCTGTCACGTCTAACAATTCGTAGTCGTCTTCTTCAAAGTCTTCTCTGTTCATCATAATTCCTTTGTAGTTCTTTAACAGTCTAAAAGGGTCTAAAGAGTATTCGTAGTGTATTCATAGAACCTTTACTATAACGTTATTGAAGACTTTATAGAGGTCTATATAATATACTATATAGTAACTACCACGGATCATCTTCAAAGTCAATCACATCTTGTATATTTATATTGTCAGCGTTATCAATGACTTGTACATCGTCTTTAATATGTTTGTAACAGTCATTACACAGGTCTACATACTCATTAGTCTGTACTGACTTCCGTGTACTTTCGTAGTCTGTCAATGTAATGTCACAAGCCCTACAACGCATACCAATACCTATCCAAGAACAAATAAACTATTTTATCACAACCAAGTGATGTTGTCTACTTCCAAGGTTTTGTGATAGACCAGTGTAAGTATGGGACAGCACCATTGTAGCTGCTAATAAAGCCTGAATCGGCTTGATTACGTCTTTTAACCTTTATCCCAAACCTATCTCCATAACGTTGTATGAAGTTGTTGACTGCTCCATAGTTTCTTCCAACAGCCTCTGCTATGTCCTTTAAAGGTACATCAGCAGCTCGCAAACGCTTCACTGTTTCAATATCTTCATCGGACCACGATACAGATCCCTTACCCCATCTTGCCATTACGCTTCTCCTTCTCTTTAGTGTATTTATCGTTGTTGGACCTTAACCAACACTTAGCACATGAATAGAAACTATCCTGCTCTACGACATCTGCTTTACTATTGCAATAGCTACATTGCTTCTTACTTGTCATTGCAACTATCTCCTTTACGTTCTTTTGCAGTGCTTAACAAATCGTACAGCTCAGCAAAGTCAAACATCATATCACGAGCAAATTCAAAGTCGGGACTGTTAGTGTCATCTCCTAGTCTCATAAACTCCTCTTCGTAATACTTAAATTGATTACTAACCATTCTATATAGTTTATTAAACCTTTTCTTTTTTATGACTAAAGTGTACATCAACGTCCTCCTCATCTTCATAATACTCTGGTTCATTTAGACGAAACCCTAACAACTTAGCACAGGCTGCTCCAATTAATAGAGCGACTAACCCGGCTAACACGATGATGATGCTGTACATCACAAACACTTCTAAGCCCATAACAATGCTCCTGTATGTCAATGAACCTTTATAGTAGTTGTATGTGTGACTGAGACAATGCGACATAAGTATTATTGACATCCTGTCCGTATTATGTATAGAGCATCGTAATAACTGTTTAGAACTTTAGAGGGACCTTCACAGGTATACACACTTGTCAAGTTCTCCATAGGTCTAAGAAGATCTGTGCAGTGCACCATAGCTATTATACTTTGGTATATTAGACTAAAGTATAACTTGACAGGTCGATATAGATGTGCCATAATACTTAGGTGGGGTCGATATAGGGCCGGGGGAGGGGGTCTGTAGCGTAGGAATAATTGTAGCACCTTCACAGACTTGCAAAAGAGTAAAAATCACTAATAATCGGTATAATTACTGTATAGATTTACAGTGTTTATAGAGGTTTTATTGGTTGATTTTTAAGAAAAACTTAATAATTAGCAGCCCTCGTTGGATTTTAGTAAAAAAGGCTTGACAATTAGACTAAAGTATGATAGACTATTACGCATCTGGGTAAACTATGCAGTTCCATGTCAAGCACTAAAGAAAATCCACTGAAGACAGTGGTAGTTCCTACTGAATCTGAGAAGTCACCACCTGTAAAGAAACGTGGAAGACCTCGTAAATCCGCTATAGAAGCTAAAAAGGCCGGGAATAGGGGTAAAGTAGGTAGACCTGCAGGCGATGCAGCCCGTATTAATGAATTTAAAGCACGGTTGTTGGCTACATCAGGCGATAAAGTAATCAATAAGATTATTGACATAGCCCTAGATGACGATCACCAAGGGCAAATGGCAGCCCTGAAGATGTGTATGGATCGTGTCCTTCCTGTTTCTTATTTTGAAAAAGATAAAACAACAGGAGGACGTAATAGTGTCTCTATAACAATTACAGGTATTGGTGGAGAAACACAGGTTGTTGGTGAACCCAACGAAGACGTTATGGAAGCTGAATACACCGAAGTGAGGAAGGATGAAGCCTGAGCTGTTAGAGATTATTAAAGAAGACTTAATCAAGCATGAAGGCTATAGGGATACGATTTATCTCTGCTCCGAAGGAATACCGACATTCGGTATAGGTCACGCAGTAAAGGAGAATGATCCTGAACACGCTTGGCCCGTTGGAACTTTCGTAGAGAAAGAAAGAATTGACAATGCTTTTAAAGCTGATTTGAAGGATGCTGTAGAAGATGTTGAACGCCTTGTTAGTGATTTGTATAGCCATCCTGACCAGTGTATCCGTGTACTTGCTAATATGGCATTTAATCTTGGGCGAACCCGTCTTTCAAAGTTTAAAAGAATGCTTAAAGCAGTTGATGAAAAAGATTACAAAGAGGCTGCCAATCAAATGGTAGATTCTCGTTGGTACAGTCAAGTAGGTGGGCGTTCGGTTGAGTTGGAAAACTGGATGCGTAACGCTTAACAATGTCTGATTTAAATGTAGAGCTTCTACCTTGGCAACAAGATGTAATGAATGCATCTGAAAGATTTAAGGTGGTGGCTGCAGGCAGACGTTGTGGAAAGAGTCGCCTAGCTGCTTGGATGTTAATTATTAATGCTCTACAGAGTAAATCTGGACACGTCTTTTACGTAGCTCCTACACAGGGACAGGCAAGGGATATTATGTGGGGCGTGTTAATGGAACTAGCTCACCCTATCGTATCTAGTAGCCATGTCAACAATATGCAAATCAAGCTCATTAATGGAGCTACGATTTCGTTAAAAGGGGCTGACAGACCTGACACAATGCGTGGTGTTAGTCTGAAGTTTCTTGTTCTTGATGAATATGCAGATATGAAGCCTTCTGTGTGGGAAGAAGTGTTACGTCCTGCTTTGGCTGACCAAAAGGGAACAGCCTTGTTTATCGGAACGCCAAAAGGACGTAATCATTTCTATGAGTTGTACAAGTATGCAGAGTTGAGTGAAGACACGACGTACAAAGCTTGGCACTTTACATCCTATGACAATCCTCTTTTAGACCCAGAAGAGATTGATACGGCTAAACAGAGTATGTCTAGCTATGCCTTTAGGCAGGAATTTATGGCTAGTTTTGAAGCCTTAGGTTCTGAGATCTTTAAAGAAGACTGGGTATCTTTTTCCAACGAAGAGCCTGACGACGGTGATTATTATATTGCTGTTGACTTAGCAGGGTTTGCAGATGTTGCTAACGCTCGTTCCGCTAAAAGTAGAAAGTTAGATACTACAGCTATTGCCATTGTTAAAGCAAATACAGACGGGTGGTGGGTAGCAGATATTATTTATGGCCGTTGGGATATTAAAAAGACAGCTAGGAAAATATTTGAAGCTGTAGATGCCTACAAGCCTGTTGCCGTTGGAATTGAAAAAGGGGCATTGCGTAATGCAGTGATTCCTTATCTCACAGACTTAATGAAAAGTGGACAGAGGTTCTTCAGAGTAGAAGAGCTTACACACGGGAATAAAAAGAAAACTGATCGTGTTGTATGGGCCTTACAGGGGCGTTTTGAGCACGGACAGATAAAACTATCAGAAGGCGAATGGAACACTGAGTTTATGGATCAGTTGTTTCAGTTTCCAAATCCATTAGTTCACGATGATTTAGTGGATGCCTTGTCGTATATAGATCAGCTTGCCAAAGTTAGTTACTACTATGACTTTGAAGAAGATGACTATGAAATCCTTGACCCTATAAGTGGATACTAATATGCAAGACGATTACAAAGGGCTCTATGAGGCCGATGCAGCCGGATGGATTATGCAGAAGTGTGACCAATGGCGTGACCATTATGAGTCTAACTATGCGGAGAAGTTTGAAGAATACTATCGCCTATGGCGTGGTATCTGGTCCGCTGAAGACTCTATGCGTAATTCAGAGCGTTCACGGATTATTTCTCCTGCACTGCAACAGGCTGTTGAGTCTAGCGTTGCTGAGGTTGAAGAGGCGACGTTTGGACGTGGACGTTTCTTTGATATCCGTGATGACATTGCAGATCAAAACAAGAATGATATTGTCATCCTACGCACCCAACTAGAGGAAGACTTTAAAAGGACAAAGATCAGAAAGGCTGTTTCTGAAGCTCTTATTAATTCGGCTGTGTTCGGTACAGGCGTTGCTGAATTAGTCATTGAAGAGCAAAAGGAGATGGCCCCGGCTACCCGTCCTATTATGGAGGGAGCTATGGAGGCAGTAGGCGTTGAAATGCGTGAACGCTTTGTGGTTAAGCTAAAACCTGTTCTTCCTCAGAACTTCTTAATTGATCCTGTTGCGACAACGATAGAAGAGGCCTTAGGCGTAGCTATTGATGAGTTTGTCCCTAAACATCAAGTGGAGCAATTAATAAGCAGCGGCATCTATCGTGACGTTGTACTAGAAACAACCTATCCAGACGTTGATTTAGAGCCAGATCAAGATCTAACAATCTATGATGACGATAAGGTACGCCTAACTAAATACTATGGTTTGATTCCTCGTTACATCTTTGATGCAGCTATGAAAGAAGAGCTAGACGAAGATGAAGTGATTGCTGAATTAGTTGAAGAAGACGAAGTAGAAGACACTGAAGGTTATGTTGAGGTGGTTGCTGTCATTGCCAACGGCGGTCAGCTTCTAAAGATTGAAGAAAACCCCTACATGATGCAAGATCGTCCTGTTGTAGCATTCCCTTGGGATGTTGTTCCCGGACGCTTCTGGGGCCGTGGTGTATGTGAGAAGGGCTACAACAGTCAGAAAGCTCTCGACACAGAGCTACGTGCTCGTATTGATGCCTTGGCACTCACTGTGCATCCTATGCTCGCTGTGGACGCCTCACGGCTTCCTAGAGGGGCTAAGATGGAAGTACGTCCCGGCAAAACTATTCTCACTAACGGAAACCCTGCAGAAATTTTACAGCCATTCAACTTTGGTCAGGTTAATCAAATTACGTTTGCACAAGCAGGTGAACTACAGAAGATGGTTCAGATGGCTACTGGTGCTATTGATGCCGCAGGTATCCCCGGCTCTATCAACGGTGAAGCCACTGCCGCAGGTGTGTCGATGTCTCTAGGAGCGATTATCAAGCGTCACAAGCGGACATTGATTAACTTCCAAGAGAACTTCCTCATTCCAATGATTGAGAAGTCTGCATGGCGTTATATGCAGTTTGATCCAGACTTGTATCCTGTTCAGGACTTCAAGTTTATTCCTTCTACGTCACTTGGGATCATTGCACGAGAGTATGAGGTGACACAACTTGTACAACTCTTGCAGACAATGGATAAGCAATCCCCGATGTACCCTCTTCTTCTTGAAGCCATCATTGACCATATGAATGTATCCAACCGTGAGCAATTGATTGGGACACTGCGTCAAGCAGGGCAGCCTAATCCACAGCAACAACAGGCTGCACAGCAACAAGCACAAATGCAGATGGCACAGCTACAGGCTCAGATAGAAGCATTTGCGGGTCAGGCCGCTGAAGCTAGAGCAAGGGCTGAAAAGTATGCGACAGAAAATTCATTAGCAGAATATGAAGCAATGACTGATCGTATCAGAGCGTTGTCAACAAACCTCTCTGAAGGAACTGACGACGAGAAAGAGTTTGAGAGACGAGCTAAAACAGCAGAGCTAGTTCTCAAAGAGCAAGCAATTAAAAACCAAGCATCACGAGGAGTGACAAATGCTAACACAAACGGAAATGCAACGAATCTTGGATCAGGTCAACAGCAGGTTCGACTACCTGAACAACAAAATAGAGAAGTTGGAGGCCCGGCTCAACCAACAGCCGAAGGCCAGAACAATGTCCAATAAGAAAGTTGAAGAAAAGGCTTGACTTTTCAGAATTTATATGCTATACTATATCTATATAGTAGTAGTCAAAGCACCTATTAGGAGAATGGTTTGACAAAAGAAGAACAAACATACTACGAGAACTACTTTACCTTGTTTCTTGATGAAGGATGGAAACAGTTCATCGACGAGATCAAAGGTTCTTTAGAGTTATATAAAATAGAAGATATAAAAAATCAAGAGCATCTTAATACCGTTAAAGGAGAAATTAAGATGCTTCAGCGTGTAGCCACTTTTGAAGATGGTATACGCAATGCTTATAAAGTATTTACGGAGGATGAAGATGATTCGTAGATATGATTATAAGTGCACAGTATGTTCACACATTGAAGAGCAATGGGTAGATTCTTCAGAGGATCTTTCTACTTGTCTTGAATGTGGTGAAACAGCACAGCGGATAATCTCTCCAGTCTCTACGAAGTTCAAAGGTTTCGGTTGGCCCGATGCCGATGATAAGTGGGCAAGAGATCACGAGAGAGCCGCTAGTAAATAACTATCCATAATGCTATCTTAGCACGGAGTAATGATAATGGCAACATTTATAGATCAGCGTGAAGACGAAGAAGTCGAAGGCGAAGAAACAACTTCTCTTGATGAGACTCCTGAAGAGGAACAACCTCAACAAGAACCACAATCAGATATACCTGATAAATACCGGGGCAAGAGCCTTGAAGAAATTGTCAGGATGCATCAAGAAGCTGAAAAGCTTTTGGGCAGGCAAAGTTCTGAAGTGGGTGAGTTGCGTAAAACCGTTGACACTATTGTCCAAGCACAACTGGCAGAAAAAGAACAAGCCCACGCTAGTACGGTAGAAGAGATTGACTTCTTTGACGATCCTAAACGTGCTGTAGAACAAGCAATTGCTAACCACCCGAAGCTTAAAGAAGCCGAAGCTGTCACAGCACAGATGAGGCAGTCAGAGGCTTTGTCACGGCTAAAGAGCGTTCATCCAGACTTTGATACAATTGTAACTGACCAGAACTTTTTAAACTGGGTAGAAAAATCAAAGATAAGGACCAAGCTTCTTCACGACGCTGACAAAAAATATGACTTTGACGCTGCGGATGAGCTACTGAGTTTGTGGAAGGAGCGACAGAATATTGTTGCAGAAGCTGCTAATACAGAAACAGAAGCTCGTAAGAAATCGGTTAGGAATGCATCTACAGGGAACACAAAGGGAAGCGCAGAATCTCCATCTCGTAAAGTTTATCGCCGTGCTGACATCATTAAACTCATGCAAACTGACCCTGACAGGTATATGTCATTAGCAGAAGAGATTCGCACTGCATATGCTGAGGGTCGTGTAAGATAACATTTTAGGAGCTTATCATGGCTAAAGTCGCATTCCCCGGAGGAGCCTCCTCCATTGTCAATACTACCGCCGCCGCTACGTTCATCCCAGAACTCTGGTCTGATGAAATTGTAGCCGCATACAAGAAGAACCTCGTTCT